CATTTAAATCAATTATCTTTTGTTCCGAATCTACAATACTTTCAGAATATGTTTGATTATCATTTTGTAATTGAACAATGTTGTATGTGTTTGATACTAACTTTTTACTCCAATCATTATAAATTTCCTTAGCAATCTCTTCTTTAACTTTAAGATTTTCTAAACCCATAAACTTAGTTAAGATTTGTCCTCTCGCTGTTGGTTTAGATTCAATAAGTTCTTCTAAATTATATCCGGTAGTTAGAATTGTTGAAAGAAAATCTTCTTCAGAACCAATTGCCGATGAGATAAACGCTTCAGTTTCTCTTCTTTGTTCACCTGATAAATTCTCAATAGTACCATCTTCATTCTTTTTATAGAATTCCAATTTGTTTGTAACTGTATATTCACCAACTTTCGATTTCTTTCTTGATGTCTTTCTTTCAATCACATAATCATCACCATCAATGGTAATCTCACCGCGAACCATAACTTCATCCTTATCAGTAAATCTATTAAAGATTTCACCATTGGTTTTTGTTTTGGTCGTTGTATTGAAAAATAAAAACATTAGTAAATCGACAGATGATGTGGACTTACCTCCAAAGTTCTTTGGTGTAGATTCAATTACAGTAATGCCGTCCAGACCTGTAAAATCAATAACATTATTATCACCAAAAGAAAGAAAATTGGAGAATTCAACTTTCTTAATATACCACTTATTATACCTAACTTTGTTTTCATTTAGTTTATCTATTTGAGTGTTTACTTTGTTGTCTAATCTATCAACTAATTCCCATTTAACCTGCATCTTATTGTCCTTAATGAAATCCTTCATTAAAGTTTTTTGATACTGATGGTCAAGAATATTGTCCGTTACTTCTAATGATTCTAACTTGGTGTTATTCACATTGGTTAGACTCTTAGTTATTACCTGTATATTTTTTGACTTATACTTTTCCTGAAAATAAGATTTTACCCTTCTGATTTTTTCAGGAGTAAAATTTTCAGGAACATCTTCCCAAGTTACTTTGATATATGGGTTATTATAACTCATTTTTTAATAGTTTATAAAGTTCTTTGTAGGTTAATTCACCTAATAAATAATTTTTTAAATGGTGGTCTATTTTATCGTTTTTGATGTGGAATTGACCTTCCCCTTCGTTACCCCTATGTTGTTTATCATAGTAAGATAATTCTTTATCGTTCAATACTTGTTCCTTTGAAACTTTAAAAATCAACACCTTGTCCCAAAAGTACAAAGAATAATACAGATTATCAAATAATTCCGGCTTTACTTGTTGAATATTACAATCCCAATTGGATTCATGTCTCAATTCAAACGGTTTTAATTCATGGATACCATACTTAATTGCCGTTTCATAAATTGTTTCTTCATCCACAAAATTCATTGTGGGTAATTTCTCATAAGCTCTGGCACCTTTTATTTCATCGTTTGATTCATCAATCTTTCTATCGTAAGAGGAATTATCTGATGATTCAACAATCAATCCATAATATCTCAAAAATAGTTCAACAAATTTTTCATTAAAAATTCCAAAATGTGCGGATTTAAAATTTAAAATAGCGTCCCTTAATAGTAATCCATCATCAATATATTCCTGTGTATGTCCTGTCATTTATTTGATTCTACTCTCTTCGAAAAATTCGATTATGCCATTTAAAGCCCATACTGAGCCGGCAGTGAACATTCCGTCAAAAAATAGACATGTTATCCAAGAACATGGAATGAAATGATTAGTTAGTCCTCCAAATATCATCGACATAAAAAATCCAACCCATGTTGATGTACATAACATGCACCCAATCAAGTCTCCAAAAAATTTAGAGTTACGCTTTATCCAAGCTCTTTGCTTGTCAAATATGGAACCATAGACCAAAATTGTGGTCATACCATATGCGGCTAAAATCCAAAATAATAATATCATATATTTTTTTATTTCTATAATATAATCATAACATTTGATAAAAAGAAATAAGTTGCCGGAAACTTATTCGTCATATAAATCGTTTAAGTCACTTTTTTTCATGAATTTAGCTCTATTCATACCATCTAACGCCTTGGTGATATTTGCCAATTCGTTTTTAAGATTATTATTCTCTTCAGTTAATTTATTGATTTCCTTTGTGTTCTTTACTTCTTTGATAACTTCCTTTTCCACAATTCTATCAACAGGGACCTCCTTTATAACTTCAACAATTTTTTCGACGGGTATCTCTTTAATAACTTCTTTGATTATTTGGATGGGTACTTCCTTTGTGACCTCTTTAATGACTTGAACGGGAACTTCTTTAATTATTTCCTTTATAATTGTTTTTGTTTCACCCTCAACCTCTTTAACAACCTCTATTGGTACTTCAACCTTTATTTCCTTTACCACCTCAACAATCTTTTCAATCGGAACTTCCACCTTCACTTCCTTAATTACTTCTTTGATTACCTCAAATGGTACTTCTTTGATAATTTCTTTAATTACCTCAACTTCATATGGTACCTTAACTTCTTTTTCAACTATAACTTCTTTTGTTACAATCTTTTCAACCGGAACTTTTTTGATTATTTCCTTTTCGACTATAACTTCAACCGGTACTTCCTTTATTACTTCCTTTGATGTTCCAATTGGAGTCTCACCATACTTTAACAAAGAAAACCCTCTGTTGAAGGTTTCCGTTGCTAATTTTTCAATATCTTTTATTTCATTTAACTCACAATAAAGAATAAATTCTTTATCCAAGGTTAAGATGTTCTTCTGTTTCATTTTCGATATCTTTAATATCTTTTATAGAAAAGTGTAAGAATGGTTGTTCATTCGATAAATCGTGAAATGTGTATTCATCATTTTCCATATTATATACACCATAACCATGATGTTTTACTGTTTCACCAAAGTTTTGTTGGATTAAAGAACCGACCATGATTGCATGTCCTCCGTTTGGTAGTAAAAATTGTTGTCTTTTATGAATATCACCACATAACAATAAATCCAAATCTACAAAGTTTAATCTATCATACGCGTCTTCAAATTCGTAACCTAAATCTGTTGATAATCCTTGAATTGGTCCGTGGAATAAACCGATATTAAATTGTCCTTCCTCTTTTGTAAATTCAGGTCTTACATTATGTTGGTATAATGAATAAACCACCCAATTGACATTTTCGTCCTTGTACACACCACTATCTTTATAATAAACAATTGGTTCATCATATAGTAATTCAACTATTGGTGAGATGCTATCTAAACGCTGTGTATTGTTTTCTAAGAAATCGTGATTGCCAGGGATAATAACCACTTTACCAAATTCTCCCAATTGTTTTAGGAACCAACTTGTTAACATCAATTGTTCATTCGATATGTTAATCTTCTGATGTGCAATATCACCTGCAATAACCACACGAATGTTTTCCCAACTTAATCCTTCATCGACCCACTTTTTATATTGAACTTTTAATTCTTCAATTAGTTTAGTGAATTGTTCTTTATATAACTCGTGCATTTGAATTGTACGAATATGTAAGTCGGCAATATGTATAATTCTTTTTACCATCTTTTAATATATTTTGATAAATCCATTGTTAAAATGGCGTTGTTAATTTGTGGTGGTACTTTATATTCAGTAAACGTCCCATCTTCTTTTAATAAAACAACAACATTACCCAATAATTTTGTGTCTCCAAATTTTGTACCTTTTAACATCTTTAATAATAATCTACCATACAATGGAAGTTGTAAATAATAATGACCTAAAGCATTATCGTGATACTCACTAAATGGTGCATATAATTTACCCGTATAGTGATGTACTTCAAAATTTTTAGGTTGGTTTGTTTTCCAATCTGTTGTTACAAATCCAAATCCTGTCTTTTCTTTATTCATCATTAACCAAACTTTATCCGGTTGTCCAGTATATTGTTCTTCAGGGTCACCTAATACAATTTCAGTATCTAATAAAACAGCACCACGTTCTAACATCAAATCAAGAAATTCTTTTCCCGCTTTAATCATGTTATCACTCTTACGTTGTTGTTCCTCGTTGATTGTGAATATAGGTTGTCTCACTTCTTTATAGTTTCCAAATCTATCGATAAGATTCGTTTCTAACTCAAAGTGAACACGACTACCCATATTGGTAGATAATTCACCAGCTTGTTTCCACTGCTCTTGTAATTGTCTAGCACCTTCAGGGTCACCGTTTGACATTTTTAACGCCATTCCCTCCGCATCAAATGGTTTATGAAACTTTTTGATGATTTTAGAAACGGATGGAAAGTTCTTTTTAATTTGTCCATCTAAATCTTTCATATAATAGATGTGCTCTTCCTCAATGAAAGTTAATTCTAATTCTTGTCTTCTTTTTTCTAATAAGTCTTTAATCTCTAATGAGATGTCGTTTAAATTCATTTTAATCTAGTTGTTTTATTTGTAAATCGTCTAATTTACCTTGTAAATCGGCGATGTCTTTATTCCCTTCCAATTTAACAATCCACACCTTACCCATCAATTTACCACAATTTAATTTGTGGTATAATCTTTCCGCATCATTCCACGCATCTGGGTCAAGTACTATTGTTATTTTCTTTGCGTTATCGTATAGTTTATTGAATAAATGGTCACTCATAAACTTACCTAACATTGGTATTGCGTTAGGTAAAAATATACTATCGAACGCACCTTCAACAATATAGATTGGTTCATCCCAATTTATCAAATATTCATTGAATATGATTACTTCTTTTTGCGCTTCAGGATTCTTATACTTTAATTTTGTTTTTTGTAAATAAGAACGAGCAACAAAATAATTTACTTCATGATATTCATTATACGATGGTATGATAATTCTATTTTCATATTCACCACTATAACAAAACCCAATATTATACATTTGTAACATCATATCAGTTACATTTCTACTTTTTATATAATTGTATGCTTGTTTATATTGAGGTGTCATTTTAAGACCTAAACTAGCGTCTTTGAATGGAACAAATTCTTTTGGTAGTTTTACTTTTTTATAAACTCTATTTGCCCTGTCCTCAGTTTCATCGGGTCTTAAAAGTTCATATTTCTTTAACTGTCTTGGGTTACCAAAACGTTTAATCAATTTATAAACTGAACCGTGTGTTTCGTGTGATTCTGCACAAACCCAACATTTAAATACGTTGTATTTGTAGTTTACCTCTAAATTACCCTTACCATCTCCATGGTCTAATCCTTTAATTTCTTGGGAACAGACAGGGCAATCGAATGATATTTGACCTTTATAGTCATTATGCAACTTATAATCACCCAAGATATCTTCTAAGATTTCTATAACCGCACTGTAATCTATTTCGTGTTCTTCTACCATGATTACAGAAATATACCAAAAAATAAGGATAAAAAAAAATGTGTTGCAAAAAAATGGGGGAGAACACCACCTCTCCCCCTCACCAACTAAACGTATATTTCTATACGTCCCGTCTATTTTTTATAAATATAACACAAAACACACCTATATAAAAATATTAGTTGCCGGATTTTTCTAACTTGGTCATATTAACATATCCAATGACACATGTTGCAGCATCGGCCATATCATAATTCTCTTTCTTTAAGTTACCAGTCTTTCCATATAACCAATTAACTTCAGGACAAACGGCATTAACATGCTCCCAAATAACGTGTTTCTTATCGATATCTTTTGGATATCCACCAAATAGAACATTACGTCCTTTGTCATTTGGACCAACTAAATCAGGGAAAGCGAATTTTCTTGAATTATATGTTGAAATAAATGTTGGTAAAATATCTAAAACATCATAACAAGCCTTGAGAATCAATGTATTATAACGTAGTAATGTGCCAATTGTATAGATGTTATTTGATTGTAAAAGTGGTTCCTCAATTATAATTCGAGTAATTCCCATGTTTTTATATCCTTCAAGATGTTTCTTGAAAGTATCTGCCTTTTTAATCAATTCCTCAATCTTATCTTCAGGTTGTGGTTTGATTTTTGGTGAAAAATGGGTTAATTCTAATAACTTAGAACCTGATATATCAAACAAGGCAAAGCCAATTGTTTTGGTCGAAATGTCTAAACCAAGAATTTTTGGTTTGTTTTTAAATTTTACATCTATACTCATATAACAAAAGTTAAATGAATTATTATAAAATGTAAAGTTTAAAAATCTAATTTTACCGAAATAACTTGATTACCTGTTCTTTCTAATGGGGTGGCTAATTTACCTACAACCAATGCATCTTTATTTGAGTCGAGTAACGCGACTTCCGTTATTCTAGCATTACCGCTCGAATATGTTGGGTTTTGTGATGTACTAAATTTACCTGATGGGAGATTAGCTTTAAAAATCATCTCTTCTATCTTACTTTCCCTAACAACACTTACACTACTACCTGTTAATCCGCTAATTTTTCTTTCGGAACCGAATGATGTTAAATTAGAAGTATATGTGGTGGAAGCCGCCGCGTATTTTGTTTGGTTAATCGTAAAGGTGAATCCAGTTTTTAAATTGTTAATATTATTATTTAAATCTGTATTATATGATGTTTTATTTATTTTCCATGAAGTAGGTGATGGTTGTTGCCCATTGTCCACTAATTGATGTAATAAATAAATTTCACTTGCAGTATAACCACTATTTAAATGTTTAAATTCACCACTATTGAATTTTACAGTAACGTTTTCATTATTTGTTGAGCCTGTCACTTTCATAAAGTAATTACAAGGTAATGTTTCAGTTGAACCACTTAACATGTAAGTAACCCAAAGAGTCTTACCCGTTGTTAATGCGGTTATTGGGTCAATATTACCCGCAACTACGTCAACTTTAGGTGCAGGTAGTGTATGTATTCTATTTGAACCACTATCTAATGCTGCAACTATTTCCTCATCGTCAAAAACAATAGTTTTTTGATTATAGAAAATTTTACCAACTCTATTGTTAGCATAATCAACTAAATCCTTATATTCTAAAGTTGATGTTGAATTGTAATTTGAAACTATTGTTTTTGTTACACCAGTTGACATGTAAAATGTTGCACCTGTTGTTGCACCACTTAATCTATGATATAGTAAAGTTGGTATGTTTACATTAAAATATTCAATATCAGTTTTGTTTGATGGATTGTTTGTTGCATCTGTTGTTATACCCGTATACGTACTTATATAATCATCATATTTAAAAAATCCTTCTGGGTCATTTAATGGTGAACCGTTTTCAGAATAGTGTAAAATTGCAATTGTTTTTTGTTCTTCAGGAGAAATCGTTACTCCTGAATTCATAGTATCGTAAATGGTTGTTCCCGTGTTATATGTTTGTCCTGAAGATGAAGAATAACCTAAAAAGTTTTTAACACCAATATATTTGTTACTTGTGTAACCGGTTAATGAATCACTAAGACCTATCGGATTCTTTTCCCAAATAACATCCAATGTCCAATTACCATTAGATTCAACAACATTTCTACATGTTAGAATTTGTGAATCTTCAACAGGAACACCATAAATTGTTGTACCACTCGTATACCAAAATGGATATTTAACATTATTATTTTTATCTAAAGGCGCAAACACACTTTGTGTCTTACCTGTTAAATTGTAGTTATATTCAGAATCACCTACCGCAAAATAACTCACAACGAAATTACCTTTTGATATAGCATTTCTACCAGCATCTGTTAATCTTGCTGCAACTTTTGCGGAATATGTTGGATTTAAAAAACTCATATATGTTAAATATTTTTATTTATTTTTATGTACTGATGCAATAATAATTGTCACTATTATAATCTTCACCTGATGGTGATTCTGCACCATATCTAGGTGTTTTATATTGATATTTTGACCTATTTAATATTGTATTTTCAATTAAATTACCTCCCGTCCATAATGTTGACGATGGTATGAATTGTTCCACCAACTGTACCCAATACGGTGTCATTTTTTGAACAAATTCATTAACCGATACGAAATTATATGGCGTATAACCAGTCTCAGTTCCTCCTATATTTGTCAAATATTCAGAATAAATCTCTTCCAAATATGTGTAATTTTTTTTGTATTTTACCACATTTGTATTAGATAATGTTTGACTTAATGCCGTGTCTAAAAATTCCGCAAAACTAAAATCATTTTGTGGTGTTAATTCACCAAATGTTAAGTCCAAATCTCTTGATTTTCTATAAATGTCGTATTCGATACCTCTAGCAGGTGATAGATACACATTTAAATTCTTTCTGTTTAAAACTAACTTGGAATCATTTTCATCTTCGATTACAGATATTTTATTGTTATCAACATGTGATTCAATTTTAAAACCATAATCTAATCCTGGTAATGTTCTAAAATAATTAAAGTAATCTTCACCATATGTATATGGTTTAGGTTTTGTTTTAATTGTCTTTGTTCTACCAGTTAAAACTGATAACTCGTCGTCAATTATATTTGATGACCTATGATTTAATGTCAAATCATACCAACCTGAACCTTTTTGGAAGAATATATCTGAAGTTGCGTTTGTTATCTTTCTTGGATAACCGCTTTCGTCTATCGGATATTCATCTCTTACAAGTGTTGTTGTCCCTGTTGTCGTTCCAGTTAAAAATGTTTTTCCCGATTCATTTATACCGTCCACATTAACGTATGTAATTGTGGTGGTTGACAAACCAGTTATTTCTGTTTGAGTTTTAGTTCCTTGTATTAAATCGTATATATCACTTTCGATATTAGAACTTTGTGGTAAACTCGTTACCTTATAAACATACTCATCAATTTTAATTAAAGGTTCGGGTGCCCCTAAGAATTTTAAGAAAAATTCAATAGCGGAACGAGTTCCTTTTGATTTATATAGATGTGATAGATTGGTTAAAATTCTTCTGTAGAATTCATATTCCGCCTCGATTAAAGTTTTACCAACAGGTATCCCCAAATATTGAGCTTCTTGTCTTGTGTATAATGTTTCTTGTAATGATTTCTCGTCGAATAAATTAACCGTAGATAACCCCAATGTATTTGATAAATTCTTTAACAGAATATCGGGAACATTGTTAATTCCATCATAACTTACATTTCTCATGTAAGCAATATTATCTATGTATTTTTTTACTTTATCAAAACTTTGACCGTATAATTGAAATACAGATTCCGCTCTTTTTTCTTCAGTATCAAATTCAAATAACTGCGGTGCACTTAAAAATCTAACAATTAAATTAGATTTGTAATCATCTATCTCATCACCTAAACTACTTAATGTTCCAATATAATCATTATAATTGATACCAACTATTTGTAAATTCCAATTATCTTTAGATATAGGCCAACTGACTGAAACATCTACAATATCCGTTGAAGTTTCATCGAAACTATCTCTTGGTACTTTAAATGTTGCGGTATATTTTGGATTCGATTCTCTATTTAAAAGTGATTTCTCTAATTCATCTAAATTATTAAAAAATTCTTCAGTTAAAGAATCGTTTGGTCTTATTAAGAAACTTGATGTAGTTCCCGTTGAACCACTGAAAATGTTTCCACTAACTTTTAATTTAATATCACCATTAACATCCGGTTCGGTGTAATTTACAATATTATACGTATTACCGCTAAAATCAATACTATATTTTGTATAAGAAGAATAAAAATTTCTAAGTGTGTTATCCGTTGTAGGTAACACATTACTTAAAGGTTGTTCTAATACAATATCAAATGGATTAAAGATAATGTTTTGTGGAACGTAAAATTCCGTAGTATTAGTTGTACCGCTATATGTTGAGCTGAATGCGGTATAATCACTTATTTTATATGAAGAATTTTCATCTATAAAGATGGCAGCGGGAAATTTACTAATAATCTTCGCAACTGATACTGAAATTCTACTTTTTAATGAACCAAATAATGATTTACTTGCGTCATCAATTTTACCCTTAAAAGATATCTTTTCTTTTTTTACATTACCTAACTGTGTTGTAGGTACATCCTCTTCTTCTTTTAATGTGTCTAAAGTTAAATAATCTGAAAATGGATTGGTTTTAAAATCTTTACTATCCTTTTCAGGTATAACTCTATCGATTGCAAAATTCGTATTGGTTAATTGACTAGACCCGTCGGTAATTTGTCTACCGACTAAACTATCACTAAACGTCTCAGCACCACTTGCCGCCTGACTTGGTATTTTATATTTTACTACCGCCATTATGATGTGATATTATCTAAGTTTAAAGTCTCATCAATATTATCTCTTTCTTCGCGTACCTCATATAATGTTTCATTAAATTGGTCTTTAACTTCGTAAAGATTGTATTGTTTGTATATTGCGTTATTATTGTTATTATCATAAATTGTGTAGATACCTTGAGCAACTGCCTTAGTTTGATTACCATAAAGAGCATGTGCCAATGTACTTGCATCATGTTCAACCATTTCAACTTCAACAGTTGTTGGGTTAAAGAACGTGTTGGTTAAAATTATCTTTTGACCTGGTTCACCAATAAACGGTGTAACATTTGGTCTACTTGATGGTGCCGAACTTGGTGTTAATGTTAAAAACAAAAATGGTGCAGTTTGGTCGGTATATTGATACCTAATTGCTTTATCCGTTGAGTTTGTTAAATTGGATACGATTGGTTGACAGTAAAAACTTGACGTTACCATTCTATAAAAGTTAGGTACTTTGGTTTTACCGTCTGATGCGTTTATGTATTCAACTCTATATCCAACAAGTCCTTGAGGGGTAAATTTATTTCTGTCCGCACTTGGTACAGCCGAGATGTCAATAACCAAACCTCTAACTGATGGTAAAGACGCTAAAACACCGCAATCGGTTATTGAGGTTCTAATCTGTTTAGGTCTAAGGTGTAATGTGTAGATACCTAATTCTGAGAAATCGGCAGACTTTAATTTTAAATTATAAAGTCCACCCAATATTTCATTATTCGGTGCATTTGTGTCGTCAGTAGTATCTGAATTATGATAAACTGGTGTTAATATATCTTCCGATACTAATTTTTTTAGGGTAACTCCAGCCGTAGATGTTCTACCTGATGTGTAATGATAAAAAATATCCACATCTGCGGGTGAAACGTCTGCCGGTCTAACTATACCATATGAACCTACTGCCATGC